CCTCGATATCAAACTGACCCGAAGTAATCGTTGCTGTAATAGCAGTAGTAGTGTCCGATTCTTTGTCGTCCACACCAACTTCATGGTCTACAAGGTTGTTACTGTACGTTGCCGCAATAGGGAAGTTTCTTGTACCAGAGTCTAACCACGCACTGCGTGCCATATTGCCGTAGTACCAAGTCTTTTCTAGGTAGTTGTAGATAACGTAGCGATCAACAGTCGTACTGTTTTCTGAGCAGTAGAACCACCAGACTTCGTGGAAGGCTTCATTAGTACCAGCAAAAACTTGGTCTATCTGGCTGTAGTTAAAGTCTTCAAAGACATACCGACGCACTGCACAAGGTAGTGTTTGTGTTCGTCCATCATAGGCATAGAACTTATCTTTACCCATCCAGAAAGCGGCACCTGAAGAGAACGCCACAGCGTTTTGAGACGCGATAGATATGTTGTCGCCTACCAACTGCGTAGACCATACGATCGGAGCGCCTTGGTATTGAAACGAATAAAGTGACGAATCGGTCCACACCAGTATCTCTTGGCGCGATTGCTTTGCGGTAATGATTTCAGAGCCGCGGGATAACCGAATAGACCCCGCTTGGTTTGTTGATGCAGGAGACCAATTAGCAGGATCTTCTTGGTCAGACCATCTGACCAGCATGGGATCAAAAGTTCCAGAGCCTTGCAGGTTTACGCCGAAACAAAAGACAAATCGGCTGACGTCAGATACGAGGATAAAATTCTGCTTGGTGGGCACGTCGGACGCACTGCCAGAGAACTTATCGCTTAACTCTAACGCCCTAGTAGAGGTACCGTTAGTAACATCCCAGTAGTATATTTCTCCACCGCGAGGTCCAAAGATTAAGTCTTCACCGAAGTTAGACTGACTCCACAACCGTAACTGTTTGTCAGAAGTGCCTCCAGTACCCCATACACCAGAACTCCACGTACCAGCACTCCAACCAGTCAGTGGTATCTGGATGTCCTCGCCCGTGTAAATCTCGTAAGCACCGACTACCGAGGCACCGCCGTTTCCTGTGTCGCTGGCGTTGGCAGTAACCGTAGCACCGGTCGTGTCTTTAGCAGTTATGGTGTAAGTGTTTGCGGTGGGGACTGTCTGTACTTCGTAGTTTTGGTTGAGTACATCAGCCGTTATGTTACCGCCAAGTGTTACCGCGCCACTAAAAGTAACAAAATTACCCTCTAGTGCGGCATGAGAATTGTCGGTAACAGTAATAGTAGAGCTACCGTCTGTCGCAGAAAACGTCACGTCTCCAGCCGCGGTAGTATTCCGAATCGGCGTAATATCGTAATATTCGCCGCCTTCTTCTATATAGAACTTTAGGTGTGTGCCAAGGCCAACTAGGTTAACTTCGCCGAGGGTAATGAAGTTGGATATAGAACGAGCGACACCTAGAAACGTATTAGTAGATATACGCTCCCAGCCACCAATCTTTTCGGGGTAGCCCTGCCTAAAACGAACTTTATCGCAGTCATACCAACCGTTCTCGTTAGTGTATCGGGTTACTTCACGATTGATACCCGGCTTGAAAACCAGCTTTTTTAAAGCCATAGCGCACCTACATAGTGTCGCCGAATACAGGTGGCAACGTCGTTACTTGTATTGATACGCTCTCTTTAAGGTTCAGAGGTTGACCACAATCTGAACAAGTGTCGGCTTCTAGCTCTGCTTCGTCAAGGTCATACTCGCAGTTTGCACAAACAACTTCTATTGTGTGCGTAGGCTCAACATCTCCATTCGCATTGGTATTGGCATCTACAGTGTTACGCATATCCTTCTCCATAACGTCCAGTACGTATCATATCAGTAACTTCAATCGCTCGGTCACCGACTTGCGTTGCCCAACGAGAGTCTAAAAACTCATCTGCCGCTTGGTCGTAGTCTCCTACAGCCATTGCCGCCATCGCGTTCTTAAACCCTAGCAGGCGTGTCATACCTAGATTAAAACACAAATTTATGAGCGCATCTTGTCGTACAGGGTCTATATCTACAAACCAAGACAATCCGATAAGCTCTTGTTTGCATCGCTTAATGTCATTTTCCAACAAGTAATCGATCTCATCGTCTGATAGCCCCAATCCAGATTCGGCAATGTTTCTACCAACTCCAATAGTTTCGTATCCTGCTGGGCACAGATAGACGTGACTTCGCACGCCTTCGTGACGTCGTAGTTGTTTTACTAGTTTACTCATGGTCCCCCGCTTGTTTTAGTTGTGGTCGCCACCCCGGACCAACGACGTGGCGTATTGTGTATCCTTCTTCAGCCAACCCAATTATTCTGAGTTTGCGGTATAGCGCTGGTAAGCGGTTCCAATCTTTTACTTCCCACTCTGCACGCCCACACCCTCGGCACCGATCATCCCCAAACTGACGTGTCGTGCACCAGCCGATACAAGGGCTGTCAACTACTGAATTGACCTCTCCATCTAAAAGCATATTCGCTCACTTGTTTGTTTTTTGAGACGCTCCGAAATAGAAGCTAACTACGGCGGACACAATGCCACCAAGATATCCTAGGACAAGATTTACAATTCCGTCATCAGCAGGAGGGTCCAGAGTAACGGCAAAGACATAAGAACCAAACAGAGCCACACTGATAAGAGCGATGGCACGGGCCGTCCAGTCTTCCTTAAAGGCATCTCGTGCGTGCTGTTTGTCTTGGGCTTCCAACGCGAAGATGTCAACGTCTAACTCCTTCATACGAGCTTCAAAGTTAAGCTCTGCTTTTTTGATTTCTGCGATCTGCTCCGGTGTTGCTTGTTGAAGCGCACGCTCAAGTTTTTGTGGTGTGGGGTCGCATCCTAACACTTCTGCCAGCATTGTAGCCGCCGCACCGCCAACTGGACCGCCTAAAGCGGAACCTAAAGTAGGGGCTAAACCCCCTATAACACCTTTAATTTTATCAAAGTTCATTCTTTGCCGTCCTGTTGATAAAGTGATTCGATTGTGCCGATGCGGATAGTGAGATCATGCACCTCGTTCTGTATTTCACGTAGCTCTTGGACGTTAAGGTGCAATCCTTCGATCATCATGTCTTGACGTGCGTCATCAGGAAGAGAGCCGAGTTCACCACGAGGCCAGAGTATTCTGAACTCAGTGTTTCGTTCAATTTCCAATTGAGACTTATCGAGCGAATGCTCTAAGGTATTTAGGCGTTCTTGAATGCCAAAATAGGCCATGGTCGCTATAGATGTTGCCGCTACCATAGCGACGAGGTTGCGGATGGGAATGGTTACGTCAGTTGATTCGTTAATGTTCATAGCCGCCCCCAATATCAATTATGAGATTGCGATTCGGCTTCTTGCTCTTCCCAAAGCACACAATAGTAGTGTGTAACTTCTTCCCCTAAACAAATCATGTTGCCGTAAAGGGGAGTGCAATTCTCTTCAACTATTGTGTAGTAATCCCAATCTAAACACTTACCTCGATCAACCGTCGTACAACTTATGAGGGTGCAGAGAAACGCTATCGCCAGTAATAGAAATGCGGTCCTTAAAAATTTACCGCAGGTACTCAACGAGAGCTACCGCCAAAGCTACGATGCTTCCTGTCATACCAAAGCCTTGGAGCATCAATTTTTCGAGCCTATCGAACCGAGAATTCTGTTGGTCTAGTTGCCGTTGTATAGCCTCGTACCTAACAGAACACTCTTTTTCGTGGGCTTCGAGCTTTAATAGCGCTTCTTCTGCAACGTTCATCTCAACTGCTCATCGACGATTACCGTTATCTACATTCTAGCTACGCAAAAACAGCGTTGCAAACAGTTTGCACATTCGACGGCTCTGATGTCCAGTCGTCACCAGAATGAATAACATGACGTTGGTAGTTTTGCGAAATGACTTCTCCGTCTTCAGATACTGTGACTGTAGTTCGTACTTGCACGATTTTAATTGGGTTGTTGTCTGCATCACGCCCATTGACAACTTCTATTTTATCTGCGCTGGTTGATTTAGTTAATGCCATTACTTGCTCCCATTAAACGGCCATATAAGAAATTTGAACATATATATAAGGCGAGGTGATGAAATCACTTACTATCATATCTTCTGGTTGCCCACTAGAAGCTCCAATATTTGCCCTAAATTTAATAATTGTAGAATTATGAGTTAAATAAGGTATCCACGAACCTGAATTAGTTGCATTCGGGTTAGATATTGAACCCACAAAAGCATTTCCGGGTACTCCCGCTCCATTAGTATTATCTACAGCAGTAAAGGGTAAATTACGAAGTCTAACACTATTGCCAGAAGTCATGCCTGTGTCATCAATACCGTTAAGCATTACTTCTACAAAAACTTGACTACCAACTTTACGATACCTTCCGCTAGAGTTACTAAAAGTAGCTTGATTGCCACCAGTATCTGCATCGGCAAGTTGAGGAACAAACGTACCTTCCTCGTAATCGTCGAGCTTGTTAGCCGCGCCCGTTCCACCAACATATAACCCACCACCAAGGTAGAGGTCTTTCCAAGCCGCGGTGGATTTACCTAAATCGGTTCCATTGTTTTCTGGAGTACCGGTGTTGGGTCCAGTATTTACAACTGCACACACTGCATCCGTATCAAACACAATGCCCGATACTAAACTCTTTACCATATATGGTAGATCGTTTCGGATAGCTATATTGAACCGTTGGTTGCCATCTTCCTCAAAAACGGCCCAAGAACCTTCACTAGTAGTTCGATTAATGTAGAGCGGGATGGTGTTATCGGCTGTTATGGTGGTAGTACCATCAATTCCAAATGCACCGCTAACATTGGTAATCCCTTGCTCTACATTAGTGCCGTCACAAAACACCACCATGTTTTTACCATCAGGGACAACAATGCCTGTACCAGAAGATGTTTTGACAGTAATGTCTTCTCCAGTACCGTTCTCAACGATATAAACCTTAGAGGCCGCGGGGCAAATGACAGTGCCTGCACCAGTGAGTGCCGATCCAGTGTCAGTCAGCGACAGAATTGCCGCACGAGATTCCGATGTGGTGCCGTCAGCGGTAGTTAGAGTGTGTGAGTTAGTAGTCCATGTGTTGATAACTTTTCGACCCGCGATGGCTTCTTCTACCATCGACGTGATATTGTCGTTTACGACATCACCCCAAGTACCACTTAGCTCTCCTTGAACAGGAAGTGCTAGTTTAAGTATGCTGGTGTACTGTGTTGCCATTCTTTTGTCCTCAAGCGGCTATTTCGTCCCAATTAGGTGTTTGCGCTGTACCTACATCTTCCCACGAAGAAGTTTGTATGTCATCAACATCTTGCCAGTCTGGAGACTGGTTTGTAGGTACGTCTGTCCAATCTGGTGTTTGCCCATCATTTACTGCTTGCCAATCTGGTGTTTGATCAGTGGGTACCTGACCCCATACAAGCACATTGCCGATTCTACCGACCGCTTGTACACCGGTTACTGCTATTGGCGTCTTGACAGTTACTGTACCTAAACTTCCGGTACTTTCAACTCCTGTTACTTCTTCTACGATACCAACAGCGATTGATACGGTGCCGATCTCACCCGTAGCTGATACGCCGGTTACGTCTATGTCTGCATTAGCGGCAACGGCGACAGTGCCTACAGCACCGGTAGCTTCAAGCCCTGAAGTGGAAATATTGGCATCGCCAACGACGGTAGCAGAGCCAATCTCGCCTGTAGCAGATACTCCGGTAGCAACTACAATAGCCTCAGCAACTACCGTAACAGTACCGACTTCACCTGTAGCTTCTACTCCAGTTACAGAGACGTTAGCATCGGCGGCAACGGTGACAGTACCTATCGCACCGGTAGCTTGAATACCGGATGGGGATACGTTTGCATCGCCAGTAACTGTGACCGATCCAATGGAGCCTGTAGCTTCAAGGCCAGATGGTGTTACAACCGCACCAGCTACTACCGTAACAGATTCAACAGATCCAGTAGCCGATACGCCAGTTACAGAGACATTGGCATCGGAGTTAACAGTGACGGTACCTACAGCACCGGTAGCTTGAAGGCCGGATGGGGATACATTAGCGTCTGCTGTGATTGAGGCGTCACCTACCTCACCAGTGCCTGCCAGTGCGGGGTCACCAAACCCACCCCATAACTGATCGCCCCACGCATCTACACCCCAACCTGTAACACCGACTACTACAGTTGTGCCGAATTGAACATCGACTGAACCAACAGCCCCTGTAGCTTCTACTCCAGTTACAGAGACATTAGCGTCGGAGTTAACAGTGACAGTGCCTATCGCTCCAGTAGCAGAAACACCGGTTACATCGACATTAGCTTCGGAATTAACTGTAACTGAACCAACAGCACCTGTAGCTTCTAATCCAGATGGGGATACATCAGCACCAGCAACTACCGTAACAGACCCAACAGATCCAGTAGCCGATACGCCAGTTACAGAAACATTGGCGTCGGAGTTAACAGTGACAGTGCCTACAGCACCGGTAGCTTGGAGGCCAGATGGGGATACGTTTGCATCTGCTGTGATTGAGGCGTCACCTACCTCACCAGTGCTCTCCAGTGCAGGATCACCAAGACCGCCCCATAACTGATCACCCCAAGCGTCGATGCCCCAACCTGTAGCACCGACTACTACAGTTGTACCAAGTTGAACATCGACTGAACCAACAGCACCGGAAGCGGATACGCCGGTTACGTCTATATCGGCGTCAGAATTAACAGTAACAGAACCAACAGCACCGGTAGCGGCTACACCTGTTTCAACAACGATGGCGTCACCAATAACGGTGACAGAGCCAACAGCGCCGGTAGCCGCAATACCCGACGGAGACACATCTGCACCGGCAAACACGGTGACAGATCCTTCGGATACGGTAGCCGATACGCCGGTTACATCGACATCAGCATTGGAGTTAACAGTAACCGAACCAACGGCACCGGTAGCGGCTAGTGCGGGATCACCAAACCCACCCCACGCTTGATCTCCCCAAGCACCGGCATTCCAGCTTGTCGCACCTACTTTTACATTTACGCCAGTATCTACCGTAGTAGACCCGACAGACCCGGTAGCTGATACGCCGGTTACGTCTATATTAGCGTCAGAGTTAACAGTAACGGTGCCTATCGCGCCGGTAGCTTCTACACCAGTCTCGACAACAACGGCATCGCCAGTTACGGTAACCGACCCAATCGAACCAGTTGCAGATAAGCCAGATGGGGATACATCTGCGCCCGCGGATACAGTGACAGAGCCTTCGGATACAGTAGCTGACACGCCGGTTACATCGACGTCAGCATTGGAACTAACAGTGACTGTACCAACAGCACCGGTCGCAGAAATGCCGGTTACGCTCGTATTAGCATCGCCGGTAGCCGTAACAGACCCAATAGACCCAGTAGCCGCAATGCCTGACGGAGTTACATTAGCCTCGCCAGTGACCGTAACTGAACCAACTGATCCCGATGCAGAAAGCCCTGTGACGGATACGTTAGCGTCAGAGTTGACAGTAACCGAACCAATCGAACCAGTAGCTTCTAAACCAGATTCAACAACGACAGCGTCACCGGTAACAGTGACAGAACCAACAGCACCGGTAGCTTCAAGACCAGATTCAACGACAACAGCATCACCGGTAACGGTGACATCCGCACCGAAATCGGTCAGTTGCCCTCCGCTGTAATACCTTAAGTCGGAAACAATGTTGCCAGACCACGCAGTTAAGGCTTGGTATTGAGTAGCTCCGCCATCCGTAACATCATCGCCACCTGCTACAGCACTGTGACCTGACCCCCAACCACCGGGGTTTGTACCACCCCATACGGGAAAGGCTTCACCTGCTTCTGTATCTATAACTAGACGTTGATCAATCCAAAGACGTATGCGCCCATTACCTACTCCAGAACCACTACGTATTTCAAACGCAACGGTATGCGTGTTCCCGTCGAATTCTGGAATGTTTGATATGGCGACATTCTGTAGGGCAATACTTGCGGGAGTGTTGTCTTGTACGGTTACACTGCCATTTCTAGCCCTAAATCGTAGGTAGTAAGTATTAGATATCTTAGAGACACCTAACCAAGAACCGACACTTTCTCCACCGTGCTCCCATAGCGTTTGCGTATAAGTAAACGAGGAAGGAAGCTGAGCTTCACCAGCAAAAACAATGCTATTAATACGGTCAGTAAATGTTCCGTTTACTTCACCTTCAGGTAGGACTCCAGATAGAGTTAAACCGTATTCAGGACTAAAGTTAGTGGCGGCTTGCACACCACTTAGTGTTACATTGGAATCAGCGACTATAGATACTGAACCAATCTCTCCAGTGCTCTCCAGTGCAGGATCACCAAGACCACCCCATAACTGATCGCCCCATGCATCTACACCCCAACCTGTAGTGCCAGCAAACGCAGTTACACCTGTAGCCGTAGTAACAGAACCTACAGAACCAGTAGCAGAAACCCCTGTGAGAGTGACTATTACAGACGTGCCTGTATCTACAGTAACAGTACCTACAGCACCAGTAGCAGACTCTCCTGTTACGGTTACATTAGCATCAGCGTTGGTGGTAACAGAACCTACAGAACCTGTAGCGGCTACGCCCGTTTCGACAACGATGGCGTCCCCAGTAACAGTGACAGAACCTACAGAACCTGTAGCGGATAGCCCAGATGGAGATACATCAGCGCCAGCAAATACGGTGACAGAGCCTTCAGATACGGTAGCCGATAGCCCAGTTACAGTTACATTAGCGTCGGAATTAACAGTAACAGAACCGACAGCACCAGTAGCGGATACACCTGTTTCTATAACTAATGCATCGCCAGTAACAGTGACAGAGCCGACAGAGCCAGTGGCAGATACACCGGTTACGCTTATATTAGCGTCGGAATTAACAGTAACAGTACCTACAGCGCCGGTAGCAGATAGCCCCGATGGAGATACATTAGCTTCGCCGGTAACCGTGACATCTGCACCAAAATCGGCTAACTGATTGCTGTAATACCTTAACTCGGAATCTATAGTTCCCGGCCAAGATGTAGCAGACTGATATTGTGTAGCGCCTGCATCGGTAACCGCCGTACCACCAGCAATACCGCTATATCCAGCGCCCCATCCACCGATATCACCACCGGACCATGTGTTACTTTCTAGGATGCCTCCGCCATCTTGGTTAATGACTTCTCGACCATCAATCCAAAGTCTTATCCGTCCTGTGTTAATCCGTATCTCAAATACAACGGTGTGAGTGTTACCGTCGAACTCAGGAATGTTTGAGATAGCTACATTTTGTAACGCAATATCCGTGGGGGTGTTGTCTTGGACAGTGCTATTACCTTCACCTGCTCTAAAGCGTAGGTAATAGACATTTGATATCTTAGATACACCTAACCAAGAACCAATGCCCGTACCACCGTGTTCCCAAAGACAGACTGTTTGGGTAAATGAAGAAGGAAGTTGAACCTCACCGGCAAGAACAATATTTTGAGTTCTTGGAGAAAAGTCAGCACTTAATGACCCTTCAGGCTCTGTACCTGAAAGACTTAAATCATATTCAGGACTAAAGTTGTTTGACGCGTTTAGCCCTTCCGGCGAAATATTTGCCAACCCTGTTGTGGTAACAGAACCAACAGAGCCCGTAGAAGATAAACCTGTGACAGAGACATTAGTATCCGGTTCTACCGTTACCGAACCAACCGAACCTGTAGCAAATAGGCCCGTGACAGATGTGGAAGCGTCCCCTGAAACAGTGACTGAGCCAACAGATCCTGTAGCAAATAGGCCCGTGACAGAAGTGGAAGCGTCTCCCGAAACAGTAACTGAGCCCACCGATCCTGTAGCAAATAGGCCCGTGACAGAAACATTAGTGTCGGGTTCTACCGTACCAGAGCCAACAGACCCCGTAGAAGACAGT